CCAATGTGGATGCAACAAGGTATTAAAACTTGGAACAAAGGTGATGTGGAATTAGAGAATGGTTCAATCGTATTTACAGCTGCAACAACTGGTGCAGGTATTCGTGGTAAGTCCGTAAACTTATTGTATATTGATGAGGCCGCAATTATTCCAAACACGATTGCAGAAGCATTCTTTACTGCTGTGTATCCTGTTATTTCTGCTGGTCAAACGACCAAAATTCTTATTACATCTACACCATTAGGATACAACCATTTTTGGAAGTTTTGGAACGATGCAATGAATAAGAACAATGACTTTGTGCCATTGTTTATTCCATATAACAGAATTCCAGGTCGTGATGAAGCATGGGCACTTGAACAGAAACGCCAACTTGGAGAGTTAAAATATAACCAAGAGGTACTGTGTAAGTTCCTTGGTTCATCTTTGACTTTGATTGATTCAGCCACCATTGAATACATGTCAACATTACCGACTGTCTATTCTAAAGATGGTTTGGACCTGTATGAGTTTCCTGTTAAAGGAGAAAGAGATGATAATGAAGTTTTGGTTAAAAAACCACACACTTATGTGATTGTTGCTGACACCGCACAAGGTGTTGGTGGCGATTACTCGGCATTTGTAATTATAGATATTGCAGAAGTTCCGTATAAACTAGTAGGTAAATTCAGAGATAACTCAATTGCGCCTATGTTATATCCTTCTGTTATACATAAGGTGGCAAAGGATTTTAATAACGCATATGTTTTACTTGAGGTTAACACAAGTGAGCAAGTCGCATACATTTTACAGTCCGAATTGGAATATGAAAATATTCTGTATGTAACCAAAACAGGTAAAGGCCAGAAAGTAACTGGTGGTTTTGGTGGTTCAGGTAGAACAAATTTTGGTGTTGTTACTGATAAGAGGGTAAAACGAATTGGTTGTTTTACTTTTAAATCATTAATTGAAGAGAAAAAATTATTAATTCCAGACCCTGATGTGATATCAGAGCTCTCTACTTTTATTGAGTATAGAGGTTCATATCAAGCAGACGATGGATATCACGATGATTTGGTGATGCCTCTAGTCCTGTTTAGTTGGTTGACAACTAATCCTTACTTCAGAGACTTAAACGATGTTAACTTGCGTGAGGCAATGTACCAAGAGAGAATTCAACAAATAGAAGAAGACGTTATACCGTTTGGTTTTATAAGTGACGGACAAGAGTTGGAATATGAAGTAGATAGTGGAGATGCTTGGTCAAAAGAATCTCCTAGAGCTCTACCAGGTTATCTATCCTCAAATTTGTAAAAAACTAAATAGTGTATAAAGAAAAATTGACCCATAACTAAGGAGAAATCCATGGCATTTCAGCTATCACCTGGGGTAAATGTATCAGAAATTGACCTGACTACAATTGTACCCTCAACCGCTACTTCAATTGGCGGCATCGCTGGAAATTTTGACTGGGGTCCAGTTGGTGAAGTGGTTACTATTTCTGACGAGGTTTTCCTTGCTCAGAGATTTGGTAAACCAGACGATACAAATTATGAATACTGGTTCTCAGCCGCAAATTTCTTAGCATATTCTAATAACTTAAAAGTTGTTCGTGCTGCGAACACAACTTCCACTTTTAACGCTAGTGCTAACGGTACTGGTTATTTAATTAAAAACTCAGACGATTATGCAAATAATTGGACTACTGCAAATACAAATGCTGGTCCATTTACTGCAAGATGGGCTGGAGCTTTAGGTAACACTTTGCGTGTTTCTATGTGTCCTTCAACACAAGCTTTCTCATCAAATTTGACTGTTACTGATACAACTATTGTAACATCTAGTGGTACAAGCAATACTGTTGTTGCAGTTACAAATTCTCCTCTTGCTAACTTGTATCCTGGTGACCTTGTTTCTTTTGACGGTGGTACATCATATACTCGCACAACTTCAGTAGCTGCAGGATTCATCAATGTGACATCCGCTGTTGCTGTTACCGCAGGTGCTGCTGTATTGCGTAAATGGCAATATGCCGACCAGTTTGGTGTTGCACCAAGCACATCATCATATACTTCTAATTTAGGTGGATCTGGTGATGAAATGCATGTCATCGTGGTTGACGAAGATGGTCAATTTTCAGGTGGTGCTGCAAACACAGTTCTTGAAAAATATGCTTTTGTATCTAAAGCTTCAGACGCTAAAGATGATTCAGGCAATACAAACTATTATAAAAATGTTATCACAAATAAATCAAAATATATTCATTGGTTAAGTCACCCAACAGCTAATGCTGGAGCTTCATATGCTAACGCAACCTCAACATGGGGAACTACAGCTACTAATAAATCTTTCAGTAAATTGTCAGCTAATGTAACAATTTCACTCATTGGTGGTGTAGATGGTACAGTTTCTACTGCAAACGTTGTTACTGCATACGACCAATTTGATAATGCTGATTCAGTTGATATCTCATTAGTTGTTTCTGGTCCTGCTAATGCAACACTTGTAACAAGTCTTATCTCAATGGCAGAATCTCGTAAAGATTGCCTAGTGTTTGTATCTCCAGAAAAAGCAGATTGTGTTGACAACGCTGGATCTGAAGTAACAGATATTAAAGCTTATCGTGACACATTAACAAGCACTTCATATGCTGTATTAGATTCTAATTGGAAATATCAATACGACAAATATAACGATGTATATCGCTGGGTACCATTAAATGGTGACATCGCTGGTCTATGTGCAAGAACAGACCTTGAGCGTGACCCATGGTTCTCACCAGGCGGTCTCAATCGTGGTATTATTAAAAACGCAATTAAACTCGCATGGAACCCAACAAAAACAAATCGTGATGATTTGTATGTAAAAGGTATTAATCCTGTTGTTACTTTCCAAGGCGAAGGTATAGTATTATTTGGTGATAAAACACTTCTATCTAAACCAAGTGCATTTGACCGTATTAATGTTCGTAGATTGTTTATTGTTCTTGAGAAAGCTCTTGCTCGTGCAGCTCGCTTCTCTCTCTTTGAGTTCAATGACCAATTCACCAGAGCACAGTTTGTCGCTCTTGTAGAACCGTTCTTGCGTGATGTTCAAGGTCGCCGCGGCATTTATGATTTCCGTGTGGTTTGTGATGAATCAAATAACACACCAGAAGTCGTAGATAGAAACGAATTCGTTGGTGATATTTACATCAAACCAGCTCGCTCAATCAACTTTATCCAACTCAACTTTGTAGCAGTAAGAACAGGCGTAAGCTTTGACGAAGTTGTTGGGAAGTTTTAATAAATAGAGAAACAGGAGATATAAAAAATGGCTTTTTCCGTAAATGAATTTAGAAGTCAAATGGTTGGTGACGGCGCTCGTCCAAATCTGTTTGAAGTGTCTATGCCTTTTCCCGTGTTCTCTGCACCAGGAAATGCACAAACTAAATTAACTTTCATGTGTAAAACAGCACAATTACCCGGTGCAACTATCGGTTCTGTGCCTGTTCAATACTTTGGTCGTGAATTGAAATTTGCTGGCAATAGGACATTCGCAGACTGGACAATTAATGTTATTAACGATGAAGACTTTATCATCCGAAACGCATTTGAAAGATGGATGAATGGTATTAATAGTCACAACCTTAATGTGCGTAATCCGCTTGCTCTTGCACCACTTGGATACACAGTTGATGGTGACGTTAAACAATTTGGTAAAACAGGTAATACACTTAAAAGATATAAGTTTGTTGGTTTATATCCAACAGATTTATCTCCAATTGATGTTGATTGGGGCTCTAATGATACGATTGAAGAATTTACAGTAACACTTTCCTACCAATGGTGGGAATCAGTTGAAGCTGGTGTAGTGTAACGAGAAGGGCTTCGGCCTTTCTCTTTTTTTATAGGATGATATAATATGGCAGTAAAACTCTTTGGATTTACCTTAGGTAAGAAGGACATTGTTCGTTCACAATTACCTGAGCAACCTTCTTTTGCTCTTCCAACAGAGGCTATGGATGATGGTGCGGTTACCATTACATCCAATGCTCACTATGGAACTTATGTAGATTTAGAAGGTTCAGTTCGTAATGAAATTGAATTAGTAACTCGTTATCGTGAGATGTCAAACCACCCCGAATTAGAAATGGCGATTGACGATATTGTCAACGAAGCCATCACCCATGACGAAACAGGTAAAGTAGCTAACATTGTTTTAGACAAACTACAACAACCTGAATCTATTAAAAAGAAAATCCTTGACGAGTATAATAATATTCAGAAGATGCTTAACTTTAGCAATCTGGCTGATGATTTATTTAAGCGTTGGTACATTGACGGCAGAATTAATTTTCATATAGTTGTTGATGAAAAGTCGCCTAAAGAAGGTATCAAAGAATTAAGGTATATTGATCCACGCAAGATTCGTAAAGTGCGTGAGATTAAAAAAGAGCGTGACCCAAAAACTGGCGCTCAAATTATTGCTTCTATTGCTGAGTATTATGTTTATAATGATAAAGGTTCTACAACACAAACTTATACAGCTAATGTAAATGCTGGTTTAAGAATTGCACCTGAATCTATTATCAATGTAAATTCAGGATTGATGGATGCAAAAAACACATTCGTTATTTCATACTTGCACAAGGCTATCAAGCCACTCAATCAATTAAGAATGATTGAAGATGCAATTGTTATTTACCGGTTATCAAGAGCACCTGAAAGACGCATATTCTATATTGATGTTGGTAATTTACCAAAAGGTAAAGCTGAACAATATCTTCGTGATGTTATGGTCAAGTATCGTAACAAAATGGTCTATGATGCTCAAACAGGCGAGTTGAGAGATGACCGCAAACACATGTCAATGCTTGAAGATTTCTGGTTACCTCGCCGTGAAGGTGGTAAAGGTACTGAAATCACTACACTTCCAGCTGGCCAAAATCTTGGTGAGTTAGAAGATGTAAAGTATTTCCGTCAAAAGTTATTACAGTCATTGAATGTACCTATTTCAAGATTAGAACCACAACAAGGTGGTATGATTGGTGTAGGTAGAACAACTGAAGTAACAAGAGATGAAGTTAAATTTGCTAAATTTGTTCAAAGATTAAGAAACAAATTTTCTCAAATTTTTGACCAAGCTCTTCGTGTTCAATTGGTACTTAAAGGTATTTGCACACAAGAAGAATGGGAAGATTTCAAAGAAGCCATTTACTACGACTTCTTAAAAGATAATAACTTTACCGAAATGCGTGATGCTGAACTGCTCCGTGAAAGAGTGGGTCTGTTACAAACGGTTGACCCATATATTGGTCGTTATTACTCTGCTAAATGGGTTCGTAAGAATATTCTTCAGATGAATGAAGAAGATATTCAACAGATGGAAAATGAAATTAAACAAGAAGAAGATAATGGAACTGGTGGTCCAACAATGCAAGGTGGTGAACAAGTTTCACCTGACCAATATCCTCCAGAAGACAACACGGTTGAACGTGGTGCCGAAGATTCAAAAACACCTCAGCTTGATGCTGATGTTGAGAAGTATAGTAACATAAATAAAGCCTAACGGAGAAAATTATGGAAACAACACAATTTATTGACCAACTTGCAGCTGGCGAAGCCAACCAAGCTAAAGAAACACTCACAGATATTTTATCTGCTAAAGCCTTTGAAGCACTTGAAAATCGTAAGATTGAAATTGCTAAATCAGCCTTTGGTGGTGTAGAACAAAACCAAGACGAAGAACAAGTAAATATTGAGGTCTTGGATGCTAATGAAATCAATGGTGTTCAGATGAGCGATATTGAAGTTCAAGATACGGAAGACAGTCCAGCATAAGTATGAAACTTTTAAAAGAGTTTAAACAAAATCCAATTGTTGAAGAGGAGAAGCAAGACTACTCCAAATTTGACGCATTGGTGCGAGCTGGATTAGCAAACAGGTCCCAAATACAAAGAATTCATCGTATTTTAGGCAAAATGGGCGAAGAGAAACCAACTTTTAATCCAGCTGACCGAGCGCTAATGCAAATGCTTTTTTTAAGAATGACTGATTTAATTACAAGTAAACAGTTATTTCAAAAAACAAGACAAGCCGTTCGTGAAGAATACGAAGAAATTAATGAGGCATCAGATGCAAGTGATCCGCCTTTTGTATTAGTATTAAAGAGAAAAGCCATTCGTTTGTATCCAAATGGTCAAAAAATTGCTCTTTATTTTAACAACAAAATTAACAAATATTTTAGTGTTCCTTATGGTCCCGGTGTTGATTCTAACATACAGGCAGAAGATTTGGAAAACGGTATAAATAGTATTAATGAAAACGCTATAACACAGTTGCAAAAGATTAAAGATAATCATCAACTTGGTATGGTCAAACACAATGACGGAACTTCAAGTAAGGTTGATGTGCAAACTGCTCATGCAATTCTTACCGTTCATAAAAAGTTGAATGATGAGAACAAAAAGAAGTTTGAAGATATGGTTGGTAAATCACGTCAACATTTACAAAAAGCGGCAGAATTTTCGCAAAAGAGAATGTAGTGTTAGATTTTGTTAATTTAATATTACAAAATAAATTAGACGAAGCAAAAAAAGTATTATTTGACCGTCTTGATGAAATGGTCGCAGAGCGCACAGAAAGTGCTAAACGATATGTGGCCGCAGACAGATTTGAAGAAGTAGAGAAACTTGAAGAGGTTGCTCGCCGTAATACTAACATCATTAAGATGGGAAGAATCAATAAGATTCGCCGTAGGATAAGAAGAAATGCTAAAGGACGAATTGTTGTTCAAAAGAACAGAAGACGTTCAGGTATAAAAGGTTATCGTATTTCTGGTAATACAGTTAAACGAATACCTGCAACAGTAAGATTAAGGAAAGCCCGTTTATTAAAACGGTCATGGAAAACAACTAGAAGAGCAAAGCTTCGCAGAACATTAATCAAACGAAAAATGTCTATGCGTAGAAGAGCCGGATTAGGACTAAAATAAAATGCCATTTGAATTAATTAACTCAATAAGAAGTTCTTCAATTATTCGTATTGAAGGGACAGGTACAACTACGGTAGCTTTAGCTAATTTATCAGTAAATGCTAATGAAACAGTAACATCTGCAAATATTAAAAGAATAAATTGGTCAACAAACGGCAATATTCAAATTGTCCGAAATTCTGTACCAATCGCCTCTCTACACGGTACAGGTGAAATGCGCCTTGATGAATATGGGTATTCAATTGCAAACAATAGCACTTCATCTATTGTAATTACAGTCAATACCGGTGGCACAGTAGTATTAGAGGTATCAAAAGAAACAACTTACGCTAATTCATTAATTGGATTCTAAAAATGAAACTTATTAGAGAAACCGTAGAAAATGTAAAATATATCACAGAGGCTTCTGAAAACGGCAAGAAGCATCTTTATATTGAAGGTACTTTTCTTGTTGGCGATACTGTTAATCGTAATAACAGAATGTATAAAATGGATACTCTCCGAAATGAGGTAAACCGTTACAACGAAGAATATATTAAAACGAATCGTGCATTAGGTGAGTTAGGACATCCTGACACACCATCAATCAATCTTGAAAGAGTTTCTCACAAAATTGTATCACTATCAGAAGATGGCAATACATTTATTGGTAAAGCTCTGATCCTTGAAACAACATATGGTCAAATCGTTAGAAACTTTATTGACAATGATGTAAGTATTGGTGTATCTTCAAGAGCTCTTGGTTCAGTAGTTACAACTAAAGAAGGTTATAACCTTGTCCAAGATGACCTAAAATTAGCAACAGCGGCAGACATTGTTGCGGATCCATCAGCTCCAGGCGCTTTCGTAAATGGCATCATGGAAAATAAAGAATGGATGTTTGTTGAAGGTAAGTTTGTAGAAGCTGACTTTGACAATGCAAAAAAACAAATTCAGAGAGCATCTTCACGCCAAATCGAAGAAGTTGCACTTAAATTGTTTGAAAACTACATACGAAAACTTTAATATTATA